AGTACACCTTCATTTAAATATTGTTTAGAACGTGGTGCTAAAAATCTTATATGTTATTGCAATATAGATAATCAAGACGGTATGCTCAATGAAAAAAACAGAAAACATTATTTTAAGTTAGTTGATGTTGGGTTATTAGATTATGACGGTATTGAGGTTATCAACGGAGTTTTGCAAGATAAGTTTATATTAAACTATGAGCTTATTTTAAAACATGTTGAAGAGGCTTGGCAAAACTGTCGTTTAGAGTTTAGGAGTATAGAATGAAAGTATCAGATATCCCAGGTTTAGGACGTTTTGGTAAGTTTATAGATGATGTAGACTTTTTCGACATTTCAGACGATCAGTGGTTAGAGATTGGTAAAATACATTTAGATTCGCTAGTTACCATCATCAGAGATACTGATTTAGATAGGTATAGTTACATCAAGTATATGAGTAAGTGGGGCATGAGTCGAATGTCATTCCGCTCTTTACTCAAGTTAAAATGCCCTTGGTGGGATGGTAAATACGAAACCATGAACGATGAGTTTACAGATGAAGAAAAACTTGCTGTAAAAACGTTTTATAATATCACAGAGTTCCCTATGAAAAACTATGAAGTTGTAAGGGTTCAAGGTGGATATGATGAACATGGGCTACCTCTTGGCATGTTTGCTGAAGGAGAACTCTTGTGGCATAGTAATGAAAGTGGGATGCTAGCGCATTCTCCTGGTGTTGCTTTGTTGGCATACGAAAATACTACAAAAAGTGCTACAGGATTTTTAACAACAGTAGATTATTATGAAAGTGTTCCTGATAGTTTTCGTCGTGAGCTAGATGAAATGATATTGATCCATAACTTTATGCCTGGTAAAATAGCACCTGGTCTGAATAGTCCACAAGATAATGTCATGTATAAAAATATGGTTCCTAAAGCTAATAATGAAATACCATTAGTTATTAAAAGTCCTGGGGGTCATTTAGGTTTACACTATAGCTTCAACACAGTTACTGGTATTAAAGGTATGAGTGATACTGAAGCTAAAAAAGTATTAGAAAAAATCCGTAAAGAACTTGAAGTAGAAGAATACATTTATGACCATTGGTATCAACAAGATGGGGATCTGTGTCTATTTGATAATAGTATCACACAGCATAGAAGACTAGGCGAAACTAAGAATAGGCTTTGTCTACGGTATCAGTATGACTACAGTAATCTCCAAGAAACCCCTTGGATGCCATATTTACAACAACCGTATATTGACGAATATAAAAAAGATATCAAAGATATTATAAGCATGGTGCCTAATAAGGATGAGTTCAAGTTACCAGTATGAAAAACAGAACTTCTATAATAGTAGTTCCCCAAATCGAAAAAGAAGCTGAATATGATATTTACATTGATTCTAAATATGTTCCTAAGTATCAGTTTTATAAAAAAAGCTCTGAATATGGGTATCGTAATATAGTCATCAAAGTGCGCAAAGGCTCTTTAAAAATAAATAAGGATTTATGTTGGGCGTGTTATACTACTAATGATGATAACTTTGTACCTATTGTACAAAATGATTATTGTGATTGGTTTCATGGTATAAATTGTAAGGCTGATGTTTGGTATGAAGCCCCTAAGATTTTACATTTTTACCATTTGTTTTTTCAAGGTCCGTCTTATCTCAATGGCATCAATCCAATATTTGATTATGATGCTAAATATCCTTCAGTACTTGATAAGAGAGATGAAAACAAAATCAAGATGATGAAGGAGTTAAACTTAAAATGGCAATAATATTATACACACAGCCCAGATGCACTTATTGTGAAATTATGAAACAAAAGCTTGACAATACTGGCTTAACGTATTATGTTATTAACATTCAAGAAGATAAAAAAGCGTTAGATTTTATGAAAGATAGAGGGCATAAAACAGTACCTCAACTGTATGCTCATGACAAACATATCAATAAAAAAGACACGCAAGAATATACTTCGGAAGAGCTTTTTAAACTTATTACTGAAGCTATGGAATCCTGGCCGTGGCAAGATAGTGGCATTGAACAAGGTATATAATGAAACCATTTGAATATGTAAACAGTATTACTCACACAAAACAAAATATCATGGTAGACGATGTGACAGAAAAGTCATATAACGGTTTCATGATTAATAGATCACTAAGTTACTTTCAAGATACCGTTGGTCTTGCAAATGTAATGAATCAGTACCATCATACGGACAACAAACTACAATATCACTTTCTTATAAATATCATTCGTAAACGTAAAAGATTTTCGAAATGGATGAAACCAGAAACTGAGAGTGATATTGAAGTGGTAAAAGAATACTATGGGTACAGCAACGAAAAAGCAAAACAAATATTACCACTATTATCACCTGAACAAATAACTATAATAAAACAGAAGGTGAGTAAAGGTGGAAGAAACTAGTTTAATACAATGGTCACCGGCAGATATGCTAGAGGTGACTTTAAATGAACCAGATGATTTTTTGAAAGTAAGAGAAACACTAACACGCATTGGCGTTGCTTCTCGTAAAGATAAAAAACTATTTCAATCATGTCATATCTTACATAAACAAGGACGTTACTTTATTGTCCACTTTAAAGAGTTGTTTATGTTAGATGGTAAAAAAGCTAATCTAGAAGAATCAGATATTCAAAGACGTAACACTATTGCTACGCTCATGAGTGATTGGGGATTAGTAGAGATTCAAGATCAAGGCAAAGCATCAAACTGTGCTCCATTGAGACTGATTAAGATTTTACCTTATAAAGAAAAGGATCAGTGGGAGCTTTGTCCAAAGTATAATATTGGCAATAAATAATGATCCCAGACGGACTTACACAAGCTATAGCAGAACGGAAAGCACTTCATGGTAGATTAGATTTGCCTGAGAGTGCTTTTCCTTCTTGGGATCAGATCGTTCCTTACTTCGATCAATCGTTCTTAAATGGTAACAAAAGAGCAAGAGATCCTCATAAGATCTTTGTTAATGTTGACACAAATGATTTTCCAATAGTAAGACAAATAAAAACTGAACTTGGAAAAACATTAAACAAAGCAGGAATATCATGTCATTGCTATGCTGGTTTTAGTCCTAATGCTATGGCATCTCCACCTCATAAAGATGGTATGGAAGTTTTCTTTGTTATGATAAAAGGAACTATGCCTTGGAAAATATTTGAAAATGGTTGCGACTATGATGATAGAACACAAACGATGACAACTAAGTCTACATTTTCACGAAGACTTATCCCTGGAGATTTTGTGTATATTCCAACAGGTGTATATCATTGTGCAATGCCAGATAGCTCAAGAGTAGGGTTCTCGTTTGGTTGGGGCTGATATGCAAAAAACGGTTGACGAATCACTCCACATCTGATATAAATAATACTGCGATGCAGAAATCTGGTCGCATAACTTTCTTGCTTGTATAAAGGAGATAACAATGACAGGCTTACAAACACTATTCCCACGTTCATCTTTTGTTGGGTTTGACCATCTATTCAATGAACTAGAACACGTTGCAAGACATGCTCAAGATCATTATCCACCCCATAATATTATTAAAACATCTGAGTCAGATTATCTGATTGAGATGGCAGTGGCGGGGTTCTCAAGAGATGAACTTAATGTAGAAGTTAAAGATCGTACTTTGACTGTTACTGGAGAACATGTGTCTAGAGGTCGTGAGTTTATTCATCGTGGTATTTCTACTAAGAAGTTTAAGCGCACATTCAGGCTGTCTGAACATGTAAATGTTAACGGAGCAGACTTAGTGGAAGGAATATTGTCAGTTGAACTGAAATATGTAGTTCCAGAAGCACTGCGTCCTCGTAAAATCGAAATCGGTCATTACGAGGAACTGAAAAATGACACAAACACTAAAGAGCTTCTTACTGAAGCTAATTAACAACTATCAACTAGCCAAAGCCATTCGCCAAACAGAAAATGAATTGCGTAGGCTAACTGATGCAGAATTGAACGATATTGGTATTGCAAGAGGCGATATCTATTCTATTGCCAGACAAGATACAGATATGAAACAATCACATCTCATTGCGCCTTTTAATCCTAACCTAAGAGGATTTGTCTAATGGCTTTCTTAGTAGATACAGTTATTATCGATCATCGTTCATTTGCTCAAAAACTTTGGGCTGGTTTTCAAAACTGGTGTGAAGTTGTTGGGTATAGCAGAGCGGCAACACATCTTGCATCTCTTGGCTATCATAAAGAAGCTAAAGAATGTATGATGCAAATCGCAAAGCTGAAACGCTAATAGAAGAATCATAGCAAAGGGGCGGGAGATCGCCCCTTAGATCACACACAATAAGGAGACACACATGTCAAATCCATATCAAATCCGTTACGATGTATTGCAAATGGCAAAAGAAATGCTAGACAAGCAATACGACATTCAAATGGCTGTTGCACATAAAGCAATGGAAATGTATAAAGAGAATACTGAACAAGCTTTGGAAGCTTATCAGAAATACATTCCAAAGGTTGTTACACCAGAAGAAATCAAAGCTCAAGCTGATAAGCTGTATGAGTTTGTAACAGATAAAAAAGAATAGAGGAAGGAGCTTCGGCTCCTTTTTTATATAAATACCCAAAAAGAGGTATTTCATGTTTCAACAAATGATTGAAAAGGCTGTAAATAAAAGCCAACATTGTCAAAGAAACTGGGACTTGTCAGAAAAGATTCCAGAAAGAGACATGAAGGTTTTAGAGACAGCTATAACAGCATGTCCAAGTAAACAGAACTATATTTTCTATAAACCTTACATGGTCACTCATAGAGAAACAATAGACAAGCTTTACCACGCAGCAGATGGTTTCGCACTAGAAGATGGGACCACTAAGAAAAACTCACAAGTCCTTGCGAACCTATTAGTTGTGTTTGTTGAGGATGAAGGATTTCTAGATCAGCTACCAAGAAACAAAGAAGCGGCTGAATATAAAGAGTCTGGTCAAGTACATCCAAGTGTATATAACCAAAGACAACTTGCGATTGGTATTGCGTCAGGATATTTAAATCTCACTGCATCTTTACTAGGATATTCTACTGGTTGTTGCACATGCTTTGACAGACGTAAAGTAAGAGAGATACTTGACCTAAAGTCAGATGCACATCTTATGATGGGAGTTGGCATTCCTGATGGTAGTAGACCTCGTAGAGAGCATCACAAAGAGCGTGACTTTACCTTCCCAACATTTACTAAAAATATGGAAGCAGTAAGAATCGCTTGACATTCTAAATAATATTTTATATACTGTAAGCTAGTGTAAGTTAGGAGGCTGTATGAACTTTTACACGAGCGTTAACAGATATGGTAGTTCTATTTTATACCGTGGGGTAAACGAGAGCGGAAACCGTATCGAAAAGCGAATAAAATTTGAACCCACGTTACATGTACTTTCCCCAAAACAAAATACTAAATGTAAATCTCTTGATGGACATCCATTAGAGGAGATAAAGTTTGGTTCTATGGCTGAAGCAAAAGATTTTATGCAGAAGTACAAGGACGTAGAAAACTTTGACATTTATGGCAATCAAAACTTTGTTCAACAGTTTATCACACAAAAGTTTCCAAGAGAGATTGAGTTTGACGCTAGTAAGATTAATGTTGTAAACATTGATATTGAGGTTGCATCAGACGAAGGATTTCCATTCCCTGAAGATGCTGCTCACCCAGTAATCTCTATTGCGTTGAAGTCTAGTCTCAGTGATGTTTATCATGTTTGGGGGCTTGATGCTTATGATGCAGAAAATGCATACTCAGATAAAATACTTGTTCAATATCGTCACTGTAAAAACGAGATAGAACTACTCGCAAAGTTTGTTGAGTATTGGAGAAACAATAGCCCAGATGTAATCACAGGTTGGAACGTCAGACTTTTTGATATTCCCTACCTTGTAAATCGTATTAATCGTGTTGGTTCTCAAGATGCAGTCAAAAGACTGTCACCGTGGGGATTGGTTTCAAAACGTGAACTTGCTATCAAAGGCAAGCGGATGGATGCTTACGAACTAACAGGCATTCAACAACTTGACTACTACGATCTGTTTCAGAAGTTTGGATATTCGTATGGCGCACAAGAGTCATATAAGCTAGATCATATTGCTTACGTGGTCTTAGGTGAGCGTAAACTATCTTATGAAGAACATGGTAATCTTTATACATTATACAAAGAAGATCATCAGAAGTTCATTGACTATAACATTCGGGACGTTGAACTGATTGAACGTATAGAGGAAAAGATGGGGCTTATCACTCTCGCTATGACTATGGCATATAAGGGTGGTGTGAACTACAGTGACACCTTTGGCACAACTGCAATATGGGACTCCATCATCTATAGAGAACTGAATAACAAAAATATTATTGTTCCACCAAATAAACATAAAACAAAATCGTCATATCCTGGCGGCTATGTAAAAGAGCCGTATGTTGGTGCGCATGATTGGGTTGTCTCCTTTGACTTGAACTCACTATATCCTAACCTGATCGTTCAATATAATATGTCACCAGAAACTCTTTGCACAGAGTATACATTCCCTTCAGGCGTTGATCAGTACTTATTGCATTCAACTTCAATCAATGAGAACGTATCCGTTGCAGCAAATGGATCTTGTTACTATAAAGATCAGCAAGGTATTCTACCAAAGATTATTGAAAGCTATTATGAAGAACGTAAAGCGGTCAAAAAGCAAATGCTTGTTGCACAACAAGAGTATGAGAAACAAAAAACTGTCGAGTTAGAGAGGCAGATCAATCAACTCGAAAACAGACAAATGGCAATCAAAATCCTTTTGAACTCTTTGTATGGTGCGCTAGGTAATCAATACTTTAGATACTTTGATATGCGTATTGCAGAAGGTATTACCTTGTCAGGGCAGTTATCTATTCGATGGGCAGAAAATGCGATCAACAAAGAGATGAACAAAATACTAAAAACAAGTGGAGTAGATTATGTACTGGCTATTGATACCGACTCTCTTTATATTAATTTCGGTCCTTTTATTGATAAGCTGAAACCTAAAGATCCAGTCAAGGCTCTTGATAAGATTTGTGGTGAGCACTTCGAAAAAATCTTGGAGAAAGCTTACGCAGAGTTGTTTGAGAAAATGAATGCGTACAAACCTCGTATGGTTATGGCACGTGAAGCCATAGCAGATCGTGGTATTTGGACTGCGAAGAAGCGTTACATTTTAAACGTACACAACAACGAAGGTGTACAATACGCAGAACCTAAACTTAAAATGATGGGTATCGAAGCTATCAAATCTTCAACACCTGAGATTGTACGTAACAGGTTCAAAGAAATCTTCAAGGTTATCATCGAAGGTACAGAGAAAGATACTCAAGAGTTTATCGCTAACTTCAAGAAAGAGTTTCGTCAACTTCCACCTGAGGACATATCTTTTCCAAGGGGTGTAAGCGACATAGATAAATGGAAAGACAAGAAAGAAGTTTATTCTAAAGGTACGCCTATCCATGTGCGAGGCTCTTTACTTTACAACAAATATGTTAAGGATAATAGCTTAGATAAAAAGTATGAGCTAATCAAAAACGGTGAGAAAATCAAGTTCGTTTACTTGCGCAAACAAAACCCTAGCAAAGAGAACATTGTTTCTTTTCCTGCGATCTTGCCTAAAGAATTTAACTTGCACAACTACATTGATTATGATACAATGTTCGAGAAATCCTTTATAGAGCCTCTAAAGTTTATTTTAGATGCTATCGACTGGTCGGTTGAACCGAAAGCAACATTGGAAGACTTTTTTGCGTAATGTATTCTGTTACTATATTTGAAAATCGTTTTGACAACAAAACTCATCGTCGGCTTGACTTTGACACTTGGACTCATTTCGAAAAGTTTTTGTACAAACTATCTGAGAGATCATTGGAAGGAAAGAAAGATGCGGAACTTATATCACCAGCTACTTATTTACCTGACACAACTAGAGCAAACAAGAATGTGGTT